GTGGCGGTCCCATTATCTACGATGCTGGGAGTGCTGGATAGTTCTATGGGTACTGTTGTCTTAGCCATTGTTGATCTCCAGTTTTATTAATTTTTTACTCATATTAGTTACCCTCTATATTCCTGCAATAATAAATGCTAGGAGTTCACTGTAACGAACACCTAACCTAGTTCTTTCTTCGCCTGTTTCTTCGTCTGTCCAAGTGCTACTGATAAACATAGCGTAATCACTTGCATCTAAACCTTCAGCAGTAAAAGCATCTTGTAAGTCTTGAGCGATGATACCAAAGTGTACTCTGGCTTCATCACCTTTTTCTTCAACAGCAGACTTCCATTTAAACTTCTTCAGTAAACCTTTAGCAGCAACAGCGACTCTTGTCTCTGCATCTGATAGGTCTGCTTCATCTTGTTTTTCATTTCTGTCAGAGGTTTGGATAGTTCCGTTGGTTGCGAATACGTCATCAAATCTATTACTTACTGTACCTAAATCAACAGTATTATCAGCGCTTGGTTGCAATCTAGGCGTACCAGATGCACTTGATGTTATTACTTGTATATGATTTGATTGGTTTCCACCAATATAAATAATTCCACCATTACTATTGTAAGAAGTATTACCACTACTTGATGAGATACTTCCAACTGTTCCGCCATCTCTGCGATATTCAACAATATTGCCATCTGTTGAAACACGATTAAATACACCTGTAGCGTCAGTTGCAGATGAGAACAGTATTGAGCCACTACCATCTACATAAATACCACCACCTGTATTTGTTGTATTTCCAGTATATGCTGTGCAACCCACCAACAAGTGACCTGATGTGTTGATACGCATACGTTCTGTGTTAGATGTGGAAAACTTTAACGGGTAAGCGTTGACAGAATTAAGATTGATGCCTCCACCACCTCCATTTTCAATGTCAAAGTTAACAGTACCTGCATCGTTCTTGAGTCGTATACAGCCACCAGTGCCATCACTAATGGTTAATCCAGATTGATTTACGCCAAAGCTGTGTGGGCTTGACTCACCAATACCTACGTTGCCTGATGAGTCTATTCTTAGGCGTTCTGAGCCATTACATTGAAAAAGCATTTCATCTGTTGAATGTTCATACTGGATACCACCACTATATGTACTAGCTGTATCTCCAAATCTAATTTGTCCATAGCCTGAATCTGAAGAAGATAAATACAGTTCCACTCCACTACTATTTTCAAAGGTTGCAGTAGAGCCTGTCCTTGCTATAAAACCAGTTACAGCATTTTTTACAACATGAATCTTTGTCTGAGGACTCGCATTATTAATACCTACGCCTGTACTATTAATCACCATTCTCTCAGTACCAGCAGTATCGAATCTTATGATATCTTCGTCAGCAGATTCTTCGACTTGTACTTTGGTGTCCTCGTCAGCGTCTTTTAGTATCGTTGCTGTGTTGATGTCTGTTTGCGTAAAGGTCATTACCTCTATCGTTGCTGTGTTTGGTGGAGCAGTGTCGAAGGTTAATGTAGTGCCAGAGGTTGTGTATCCGTCTTTCTGTTGATAAACACCATCAATAAATACTTGTGTGTTGTTTTCATTGACAGGATTTATCGAAAGCGTGAATCCTGTGGTACTTCCGTCTCCAGTGAACTGGTCTAGGTTTAGATTATTACCTGAGACTGCTGAGGCTACAGAGTAAACAACAACTGTATTGCCATTAGCAGGAGCTGTATCAAAGGTTAAGGTTGTTCCTGATACGGAGTAGGCTGATTGGTTTTGGAATACACCACCATTAAAGACTACTAAGTTATTCTCATCTGCTATAGATTGAGATAGGATAAAGGCTGTTGTACTTCCATCGCCTGTAAAGGTATCTGTAGTGAAAGTATTAGAGCCACCTCCTCCACCGATCTGTCCCCATTCGGTTGTGTAGCCTTCAAATTGACCGACTTCAGAGTTATATCTGAAATAACCTGCAGCAGGTGTTCCGGGTCTTTGAGCTGTAGTACCAGTAGGTAGATGAACAGCATCTGTATTACTACCAATATCTAATGAGACATCTGGTGTAGCATTACCAATACCTACACGATTATTTGTACTATCTACTTTAAGTGTAGAAGTATCAAAGGTTGCATCTCCAGAAACTGTTAAGCTTGAAAGAGTTCCAACCGAAGTGATTTGAGTCTGTGAAGCATCTACAGATAAAGTATCACCTGTTAGTGTTAAACCTGTACCATCTACTAATGCAGTCTTACTAACTGAAATTGCTGCACTTGCGTTGATATCAGCATTAACAATAACACCAGAACTAATAGCTGCTACACCTGTATCAGCAATCGTAATATCTCCTGATACTACATTGTCGATCCACATTGAAGTTCCTGTATCATAAAACAACAAGGAACCATCAGCAGGAGTTGTGATGTTGACATCGTTCATCTCTGCTAAAGTATCTTCTGTTAGAATCTGAGCATCTACATAAGCTTTAATAGATTCTGAAGTCGCTAAGGTTGTAGCACTTGCAGTTGCAAAAGTATCATCATCAAGTACTGCTGTACCTGAAACACCTGTATTAATTACAGGGCTTGTTAAAGTCTTATTAGTTAATGTATCAGTTGTCGCTCTTCCAACTAAAGTATCTGTAGAAGTGGGAAGTGTTAAAGTACCTGTATTACTAATAGAACTTATGACAGGTGTTGTTAAAGTTTTATTAGTAAGTGTTTGAGTGCCTGTTAGTGTAGCGACTGTAGAGTCTATTGCGATTGTTAAAGTATTAGTAGCTCCAGTAGTATCTATACCAGTTCCACCAGCAATAGTTAGTGTCTCACTATCTAAGTCAATAGATAATGCACCACCACTATCACCTTGGAAGTCTAAGTCTTGAGCTGTAACTTGTGAATCTACATAAGCCTTAACAGACTGTTGAGTAGGAACTAAAGTAGCTGAATCAGATACCATTGTATCTTCATCAACAAAACCTGTAATGGTTATAGTACCATCAGATAAATTACCATAAGTAATAGTACCGGTAGTTGTTATGGCTGATGAGCCATTGTCAATACTACCAAATCCTGAAGTAATAGAGCCACTGTTTAAAGCTCCAACTGTTGTTACGTTGCTTAAAGTATCTAAAGCAGATTCAAAGTAAGTTTCAAAGTCAGTCAAAGCAACTTGCTTCATAACTCCTGCATCATTAACAACTACTCGATCAGCGTCTGCTAAGGTTGTTGAAGTTGCTGAGGTGTCACCATCTAAGATATTAATCTCTGTTGTGGTAACTGTTGCACCATCAAGTAAGTTAAGTTCAGTAGCTGTCGAAGTAACTGTAGTTCCGTCAAGAGCTAAAGTATCAATCTCTGCTGTACCATCAACGTATAAGTTTCTCCATTGCTTAGTAGAAGTACCTATATCATAAGTATCGTCTACATCTGGAGTAATGTTTGAGGCAACATCTGCTGTTAGTGTAATACTATCTGTATCAGCGTCACCAAAGGTAAGATTACCAGAAATGGTAGCATTACCTGTAACAGTAAGATTACCTCCTACTGTTAAATTATTAGTAGTTGTGACATTACCTGTAAGAGTTGATGTACCTGTAACAGCTAAAGTTGAAGATAAAGTTGTTGCTCCCGTTACTGCTAAAGTACTTGAAAGTGTTGTAGCACCAGTAACTCCTAAAGTGCTTGATAAAGTTGTAGCACCTGTTACACCTAATGTAGTTCCAATGGTAGCAGCTTCGTCAACTGTAAGTGTATCAATCTTTGCAGTTCCATCAAGATATAGGTTTTTAAATTCTAAACTGCTTGTACCAAGATCAATATCATTATCAGTAACAGGTATGATAGCTCCATCAGCTATATATAATTGTTGTACAGGAGCTGAAGAGACTTCAACATAAAACTCAATATAATTATTAGCTGTATCAATTAATACTTTATTATTAGGTGAAGTTTCTCCTGCATCACCAATAAGTCCTATAACGGGACCTTCTGCACTTGTTCCATCGTGAGAGTGTCCTGTTGTATTACTAAAAACATTTACTAATTGATTGTACTCGTCATTAAATAAATCAGCAGTAATTGTATCGCCATCTACAAAAGAACTCTGTCGTGTATAACCTGCCATTACCTATATCTCCAAATTAAATTTATCTTCTACCAGAAGGTATAAAATCTATGTATAATCCATTTATTGTATAAGGAGGATTACTGTCCTCGCTAATTACAGTAAAGTTATTACTGTATCCACTACCATATAAAGGTATTCTTATTAAGGGGTTTTCAGCACCACCAAATATATTTGTTCCAAAGATAGCCTCTCCAAATAAGGAAGGAGGATCAATAGTCCCTAAATCAAATAGATTTGGAGGCTGTGGTGTGCTTGTACTCCCGTAATCAAACTTAACTTGTAAGTCAGGAGTTACTACGCCTTCTGCTGACATAGAAACTTTTATATAATGTAAAGTCTTTAAAGTTCCTAAATCTCCGTAATCATAATCAGGTGTTGCATATCTAGCTAAGATTGCTGTCCCATCAAAATCATTTCCTGTATCATGATTGTATACATAGCCTGTGGTTGAACCATGATATATTTTTTCTATCCCAAGATGATTAAAAGCTGAACCTACCTCAGTAACTTCTAAACCTCTAGTCTCTGACCATTCAAAACCTTGTGGTCTAATAGTTCCTATAATTCCTTGTTGCTGATTAGATTGTAAAGATGTGTTTGTATAATATAAACGATATTGAGATTTATCTCTTATAACCACACTAGAAATAGTATAATCATCTATATTTTCAGCAATTTGAGTTATCTTAGGTTGAATAGGACTACTTACACTACCTAGTTCAACGTCACCTATTCTTGCAGTACCAGCAACAGTTCTAATACCATCTGGTGCTAAAAACACTAAGTCACCACCAATTTCCTGTATACTGTAACCACTTAAACATCCAATGTTTTCAGCAATAGATACAAGGGCTATAGTTTGATTATCATCAATGTTTATAAGTTTGTGAATACTATTTTCACAAAAGACTATTAAGTCTGAACGGAATCCTCTAATACCTACAATTGTATCTGAGAGACTTATACTTCCTGCGCCAACTCCACTAAAGTTATCAGGGTCGTTATGTACACTGTAATAAATTGTTGTTTCGTTACCTTCAATACCAGCAGCAATTAAGTGATGGTCATGATCTGTAATATACTTTACAGGTGCATTAGCTCCATTAGGCTGTATTTCTTTTGTAAAGAATGTCCTAGTATTTAAAGCTCCAGTACCTTCCATTCTAAATCCAAAAATATCTTTGGTAGACTCATCAGCTATGTAAATTTGCCCATAATCTTCACCAGAAGCCTGAAACTTAGCAAAGGTACATTGACTTTGTCCTGTTCTTACAGAAGCTGCTTTAGCTGTAAAGGTTGCATAACTATCACCACCGGTAGCAGATAGTTTATTTATTTGCATCCAAGTTATTCCGTCTAGGCTAAAATAAATAGCGTTACTTGCGCAAGCTATAACGCCATCGCCATAAGGCATAACTCCTCGTATATTAGCTGCTCCTCCTGTAGGTTGTGTTGAACTAGCTCCACCTAATTTAGTAAAGCCATTAATTCTACGATAACCACCTCCTGTATCTACCTCAAAGTTTCTAAGTTCTCTAGCAACTCCCGGTGTTCTTAAAAGGTCTATAGAGTTTGCTGAGTTTACTAATCCCCCAGCACATGCAACTGTATATGGTTGTGATCTAGCCATTAGAAGTAAGTTCTATCGTCTGACATATATTTAGGCTGAGGATTGATAAGATTAGATTTCATCTGTTTCATACCTTTATTAAAATCTTCTAAAGCAAAAGCTGCTTGTTGTGGGCTTTCTTTAAACTGCCACACATAATATCTAGTCTTAGCTAATAAAACATTTTTATATTGATCAGGTAAAACCATAGCATCATCATAAGCTGATAGTGCTGTAGGTCTTACATAAGCATAAAAATGTACATTGTATTCTTTATCAGGAATAGGACTTAATCCAAACTTCCTATGATCAGGTGATTTAATAACATACTTAGGCTCACCATAAGCTTGAGTATCTGCGTCATCAGCATTTTCATTATCTCTATAATAACGAGTCCAGTCTTCGTGTGTTAAAAACTTTAAAGTTTTAGATACATAAGGAGCTGATTCACCTGATACATTTATAGTTGTAAGATAAAAATCATCCCAATCTATTGACGCATAATCAGTAGTTATTCCACTACTTCCTGCTTTTAATAAGTACCATCTAGTTCCTGCTGTACTAGCTACAGTTACATTTCCATAAAAAGGATCTGTTGTACCGCTTGCACCAGCAGAAAAGAAAGGTAGCTGAGGTTCTTCGTTTGCAATATCAAATAAAGACTTATTAACTGCATCCTTTACAAATTGTTGTAGTCCTACAGCACTTGCAAAGTTTGCTGAAGTTAAAGGAATCTCATTAAGTTCTCTAAGAATTTCATTAGTTAATTGAAGGTATGTCGTAGCCATTATTTTTTATGTACCTTTTGAACTTCAAAGTTAGCATAGAGTGTTGCTCCTCTATGTGGTTTATATCCCCCTGAAGGATTCTTCATGAGTTTAAAAGTCCTACCAGACCTCATCCAATGATATCCAGAAGGAGCCTTAACTCTCATTACTTCTCGCCTTCAATCTTCATGGTGTTATAAGACTTGTCCATATCTCCAAGAGATTTATGGTGTACAACACCACCAGACATATAACCTTTTCTTTTCATCTTGCTATACATTCCACCACCCATATAGCCTTCTCTTTTTTTCATACCATGTTTCATATTCTCTCCTTTAGGTTTGGAGGAGACCCAAAAGGATCTCCCCCGGTTTTGACATTATTAGTCAATTGTGTAGAAAGCAGACACAAGTGCTTCGTCTCTAAGAACTTTAGCACCATAAACATGCAATCCACGAACAATGTCACCAAAAGATGAAGGATCACGAAGAACTTCAGTTGAGATGATTGTTTGTGCAGTTGCAGTTGATGAAATATGTCCACCTAAGCATTTGCCTGTAGCATTTGATACAGCAGCAATGTTATTGCTCTTGTACATGCTAAAGCCACGAAGCTTACCACTAGATACTAGACCATTTCTGATTGATCCTTGTCCTGCGTTATAATCTACTGATAATAACTTAGAACTTGATTGTGAAAGCTGCTCATAAAAGTCAGGAGCAGCAACAAACCAACGACCTTCTTCAGGAATGTTTTGGTCGTCAAGAAGACGAGCCATTCTAGCTAAAACATCTAAAGGATCAGTTTCAGCAGAAACACCTAAGTCGATTGAACCTGCACCATCATAAACGCCAGCAGCTAGTTTAGTAGCTGAGTCAGCACCAAGTACATGGTCTGGGCTTGATGAAGAAACTCCAGCGAACATAGTTACAAGAACTGCTGCATCGAAAGAGTCTCTAAGTGCATAAGCTGCTGATGAAGTAGCAACTTCTTTGAAGTTCACATGAGACATATTTGTTTCAATATCATCAACGATGAATTTGAAAGCTTTTGCACTGTCAACAACAAGAGTTACTTCTTGGTCAGTTAGCTTGGTTTGTGTGGTATCAGAACCTCTGGTGTAGTCATACACTGAGATTACTGGTTCTTTAATGATCTTTACAGAATCTCCATAAGCAGAAATTTCACCTGCGTAGTCGGTGTTAGTAATAGCTTCAACCACAGATGCCTTTCTAAAGAAGTTAAGAACCTTTTTAGAGTAGACACTGGGAAGGAAGAAACTATTAGCTTGTCCACTTACGGAGTTAGCAAAGTTGGCATCGGTATCCGTAGCCGGTTCAAAATATTGAGCCATTTTACTATTCTCCTATTGGGTTAGTTAATTATCTTCTAATCCTACCCTCAATCATGGCTTGACTAATCTCTTCTTCGTATTTGTCAAACTCATCCATAGAGAGGGCAGCGATTTCCCTTTCAGTCCAAATCTTTTGCTGGTTAGGCTCAACAGCAGTTGTTTTAGTTGAGACCATATCAGCAGCAGTTTTCTTAGACTGTTGTGTAGATGATGACTTCTTAGCTTTTGAAGGTTCGATGTTGTTATCCTTTTTGTATAAATCTAAAGCTCGAATAGCTAGATCAGGATCTTCAGCATTATTATAAATCCAATCTTTAATTGACTTAGGTTGTGCTTCAGCCCACGCATGGAAATCATCACTGTTTCTAATATCATCAAAGTCTGGATGCTTTGCTTTTAATCTTTGCTCTGCATCTTCTCGTATTAACCTTTGCTCTCTTTCCTGCAAGACAGCTAATCGTTCTTCTAGAACTTTTGATTTCTGCTCACTTTGTAGATGAGCTACAGTTTCTACGATTTCATAAACATCCGGATAACTCTTTTTGAACTTTTCAAGTTCTTCTGCAGTTTTTGGAGCTTTATATTCAGGAGCTTGTTCTTGTACCTGTTTTAAAAGTTCCTCTTCCTTCTGTTTAAATTCTTCAAGCTTTTTGTCATAATGAGTTTTAAGATCATCGTATCTTTTCTTGTAGTCAGGTTTCTTGTAAGGTTGATCACTATTATTTTTAGTAATCTTCTTAGGTTCTTCCTGTTCTTCGATCTCTTCTATGTTTTCTTGAACTTCGTCATAGTAAACATTATCAGAGTCTAGAAAAGATTTTTCCTTAACATTATGCCAAGATTTTTTTAAGTTATAAGGATTACCCTCTTTTTCTTCTGCTAGTTGTGTCATATCTATCTCCTACTCAGGGCTTCATCAACAAGGTAGCTGATACTAGATAGCTAGTCTAGTCAGGGCTTGTCTTGTAAAGGTAGCCTTTCGGGTTAAAAATTGTAAAGTGCCGATTGCTCGGGTAGCTTTACGCTATTAGCTTCTAATGTAGTTTACGTTGGGATTGAGCATATTCTTTTTAATCTCTTCGCTTGTTTGTAACTGAGCTTCTTGAGCCATACCTAAAGCAGGTATGTTTCTATTAACAGGCTTAGTTACTCTAACAGTTGATTCGATTACTCTAGAAGGTTGCTCTTCCATTTCACCACCATTATAAGCAGGTTGTCTTTGATCAGCTTCAGCTTCAGCATCTTCCATCATACGCTGTAAAGTATCAGCTCCGATTTGTTCTGTAGCCTTAGCAGTAAAGACAAATTCTCCATCAGATAACCTTGCAGGTATCGAATCGGAGATTCCTGAACCCGGACCCTCAACAGGTCCAGCTCCAGAGAATTCAGAAGCAGTTTCAATCACCTTATCAAATAACATGCTAAGTTGATCGTCTTGCTCTAACTTACTTAATAAGTAATTTTCCTCTTCAGGATTAAGAGAATTACTTATTATGTAGTCTATATAATCATCTTCCATTTCTCCGTCTGGAAGCATCTCATCATTCATTTCTTCTTCAGAAGGTTGTATAGCAATAAGCACACCCATCTGATCATCAACATCACCGCCCTCTGCTTTAGGCTCTCTTTGCTCAAAAAAAGACATAAAGTAATCAGCCATCCTTTGAAATACACTAGGATTATTTTCTATTTCATCCACGATCTCTTTTGTTCTTTCTTCTGCCATCATGTTCTCTACTTGAACATCTCTGTTACCCATTCCTCTTGTACTAACTTGAGGAGCAGGTATCTGTTGATCTAAACGACTTTCTTGAGGTAGAGTTTCTAAAAGTTTTTCTTGCATGTCTTGAGCCATTATTCTTCTTTCCTATTGATTGCTTCCTTGATTTGTTGGTCCAACTGCTCTAAGCGTGCCAGAGAATTGATCCTCCCCTGCAACCGGTACACCTCCAATTCCGATGTTGCCACCACCAGTGCCTGTAGGTCCAAGGCTTTGAGGTTGCGTAGGTGTTCCTGTAGGGCTTCCCATAGCTGGGGGTTGCCCACCAAAAGGTTGAGCTTCTTCGCCAATGTTTTGTCTAGCATTTTGTAGTCCTATAATTTGTGCCATCATAGCAGCTTCTTCTGGATCGTTAAGAATCTCATCAGGGTCAAGATCAAGGCTGTAAGCAAGTTCGCTAACCAATTTAGAAATCTTAACAAACGGAGCAATGGTTGGGTTTTGTGCAGTCTGTAAGAACATGGTAAGTCTTTGAGACCTAACTTCTTTCTGCATCAAACTATTTGTTCCTGTTGCTTTAACTTCTAAATCACCTACGATATCTAAACCACCTTCAAAGAACTGCATGTTCCATTGAAAGTAAGATTCGCCTAGTGGCTTTAGTAAAAAGTCATCCAAGTTTTTTATCACTGTTTTGATATTTAGACTTGCAGCTCCTAATAGCATTGACATTCCGGAGGCTGTTCGTGTCATGCTTTGTACACCTGTTTGTCCATGAGAGTAACTAGGTATACCGGTTTGTTCGTCAGCTAATTGTCTGAAACGATCAAACATCATCATGTTTTCAGGAGCAGTATTAGGGAACTTCAAGCCATAGATAGCTTGACCGGGCATCCCTGCTTGTCGTCTAAATATCTTGCCCGGATAAACTTCCATTGATTGTCCACCAACCAAAGCTGATTCGTCAACATCAAATACTAAAGATCCTGCAAGTGCTAGGTTATCAATAGCCATGCGAGCATGACCATTCATAATTTGTTGTGAGTCTTCCATGTTCTCAGCAACTCCTATACCAAAGAAGTTGTAAGGGTTTCTTTCATAAGGGAAAGAATGATATGGAATCCTATAAGGAGTGAATGGATTTATAACAGCTCTTAAAAGTTTATCACCACACACCCAAGCATTTATTTGTACTTCGTCTAGATCATCAATACTATCAGGAAGATCTATACCAACTTCTCTTGCATACTCAGCATCCATGATACCCCAGTATTCAAGAACTTCAAAGTTAGACTGATATGCATCCATCTCAGTAGTAACATCATCTTTTAAACGAAGTTCAAAATCTTTTTCAATATAGTTAGGACCATCCTGTAGACAAGACCTAATCATATCTTTATTAAAGTATGGCATGTTACGAAGTTGTCGTAACTGACTACGATTCATTTTGTGTCTATGAATCACATACTCACACTCTTCAATGTTTGTAGCTTGTGGGTCTGGATAAAAGTCCCAACAACTTACAAACTCAATACGAGGTACTCTAACTTCTAAAGGATTATAAGATCTTTCTCCTTCTTCGTTTTTATCCCATCTATGTAACTTTTTGTTAAAGTTAAAGGGACCTTTGATAATTCCTGTACCTAATAGAGCTGATTCTAATAAAGCATTTCTAATCTCAGAAGAACCATTTGATTCTTCAATTTGATCATGAATAAGTTTCTCCATTCTTCTCGCAGCTTTTTGAGCTGGAGATATTTCTAATACTGAAGGGTCTGGAGAAAATCCTTCAACTAATATACCAGCATCTTCTGCTTGGTTTTCAATGGTTTCCTGAAATAAACCTTTGTAAAAAGTAGCTCCGGGCTTTAGAGTTCTTCCATCACCTTCGTAACCAATTTCATAAGGATTAACAATTTCATCCTCAATACGATTACCTATGTTGTCTGGAACCTCTTCAGTCATGGAGGTTTCGATACCTTGCATCATGTTATTCATGTCAAAGTGAGCTTGACCTAGTTCACCTTCAGGTATCTTAGTTTCTGAAATACTTATAGGGAAACTTCCTGTACCAAATATAACATCAACTAATTGTCCAAAAGCAGCAAGTACTTTTGTTTTTGTAATCTTTACAAAGACTCTTGATTTTTCAGATTCTCTAAACTTAACAGATTTGCTATAAAGACCTCTGTAGTTTTCGTAAGAAGTAATCCATCTTTTTTCTGTTAAGTCTCTTGCTTGCTCAGCATTAGAAAAACGACTATTGATAATCCCAACCAGATTAAGTCTTTGATTTTCTTTTAGCTTTAAGTTCTTACCTGACTCGCCTTCAACATCTACATAAATATTGTTAGCGTTTAAGAATGAATTATCGTTTTCTGCCATCTTTAATATCCAAATTTAGAGTCAGTAGGTTGGTAACTGTCTGACTTAATTTTTAACATCCTATCATAAGGATGGTCAAGCTTAGGTCTACTCATAATCAAATACCTTAACGCATCATAAGCGTGGTCTTGAGCATGAGTGTCCACATCTTCTGTATTCGTTTTAGATAAGGGTAGTCCTTGAATTTCTTTGACTGTATTTACACAGTTACTAAAAAATTGTAGCTTAGGTCTACCTGTATCTAAGCGTTGTCGAAGATGTTCATGAATCTGTATTTTACCTGCTACACGATTCTTGTCAGCTCTTCTAAGTTTGTGTCCTTTCCTCTGTAGTATCTCGCCAATCGTAGGTCCTGTATAACCTGTTCTTGACCATGCTGCAGTATCTAAAACACCTTGTATGGATTTTACTTCAGAGGCTTCCATTTCAGTTATCCTGTCAGCCAATGCTTCCCCAGTTAAACCCTTCTGATAAAGCTCTCTATATACGATGATGGTTTTGTCATCGGGGTCGATTGCTGCCCATAAACAGCAGCTCTCTGAAGCATACCCATAGTCAATTCCTTTTACTCGTTCCCACCAAGAAGGAATATCAAATGGTGTTATGACATGAATGTTTGGATCAAACTCAGCGAAGGCTGCACCTTCAGAGATATCCCAGTTACCTTCTAGCAGTTGTTTTCTTTGAACTGCTGGTAGAGATAACAACATTCTCTCATACTCACCATCTTTAGCTAAGAAAGGATTATCCTGTAACTTAGCTGGAACAAACCTTCTGGTAAGTCCGTCATGTCCTACAAAAGAAGTGTTGGGATCTGAAGGGTCAATATATCTTTTCTTAACCCATCCTGCACCAACTCCTCCGGGGTTTGCAGTACATCTTAAATAAGTATCAAGCTCTGGATTAGTAGTTCTAAGTCTTGAAGCTAAATAGTTCCAAGAGAACTCTGTAGGTAAATGAGTAATCTCATCAAACCCGATCCAGCTATACGCTTGACCTTGATACCGATATACATCAGCATCTCTTTCAAGGAAGCCAAACTCTACCTTGGCTCCACTTGGAAAATACCATATCTTCTCTACCTCTTTGAACTTAGCTCCCTGAAAGGCTTTAGGGTATAACTCCCTAGATTTATCTATCAGTTCTCTAAGCTCTGGCATACTCCTACGAAGTATCAAAGCTCTATGCTCTTTAAAGTGACAGTACCTCAATGGGTCTATCAACATGGCAAAGCTCTTACCACCTCCTGCTGCTCCTCCGTAAAGTACATCCTTTTCTGGAGCTGCAAGAAAGTCCATCTGTGGACCTTCGTTAGGCATAAATGCCAAATGACTTCCAGTATTTTCTATATGTTGTTGAATCGGATCTGGTAGAGCTTTTAGATCTGATTCAGTTAATACTGAAGTATGTAAAGCTTTAGAAGTCTTTGTAGTTTCTTTCTCAAGCTTTACTAAGTCCCTACGAAGTTTCTTTATCTTTCCCTCTTTCTTCTTCAGATTCTTCTGAGCCTGTAAGGCTAACTTGATATCTGAGAGTTCAGAGTTCTTGGGTCTACCCCTTTTTAGTTTAGGCTTATCGTCTTCTTCCATAGACTTTCTTTACATGCTTTAACAAACCAGCTCTAGACATTGTCTTACCTGTTGCTGCTTCAAGCCAGTCTACACCGACACCTAAACTAATCTCTTCGTTAA